CGACACTACTGGCTGCGCTGAGGGTAATAGTGTTACCGCTCGCAACGATCCGGCGGCCAACCGTAACCGCCCCCTTATCCAGAGAAATCGCAAACCCGACCTTCATACCCGCAGGGATGGTGAACGACCAGCTGCCGGAAGTTTGCCCCTCGCTCAGTGGAATACGCCCGACAACGGAAACCGGTTTGATGCCGTAGTTATTTGGAGCGCCACTGGCGCTCCAGGTCTGTATACCAAATGCCATCAGAATACCCCGTCGATATAACCGATCTGGACACGCAAAACGCCATTTGCGTCTCTGACTGAAATTTTCTGGTTTGTCTGCCGCATCGATCCTTGTCCTGCGACCGAACCGTTATTTTCAAAAGCTCCCCCTTTATCCAGTCGCCAGCCAACCGAGCCAGGGACGTAGTTGGTTGACTGGATATAACCTGCAATCATGGCGCTTGTGATCGTCCCCTCCTGGATGAACGCACTGTTCAGGAAGACCTGGCCACCGACGATAGCGAACGGCGAGTACATATTTGCGGTCCCGTTGCCGGACAGCATCACGAACTCGTTGGCATTAATCGCTACACGGGTAGAAATGGCATTTCCGTTTGCAATGACTGCAACGCTTATCCCGGCGTCATAGTAATTGCCGTTATATTTCACACCGGCTTTCAGGGTATAGATTGCATTGGCGCTGGCCGCATCAGCGTATGCCGTCATTTTCTGGTTGATGGCTGCCTGCTGCTGGCCGAACTGCGCCGTGACCTGCTGCTGGTACTGAGCAAAGGCTTGACTTGCGTCAACCTGTGCTTGCTGTATGGTGACGACATCGGCTTTAATGTTAACCACATCGCTATTCAAACGTTCCAGGCTGGCGCTAACAACTGTCTTATATTCAGCGAATGCCTGGTCTGCCTCAGCTTGCGCCGTCTTAACTTCATATATTGAGGCGTCAAACTCTCCAAACCTGACAGCCACTAATTCCTGGTACTGAGCAAACGCCCGGTTAGCATCAGCAATCAGGATCTGCGCATTTGAGATTTCCGCATATGCCACGCCGAACTGCTGGAAGGTGATTTTCGCCCCCTGAATACCAGCCAGGGTGTTCTGCAGGATGCCTGCGATGTTAAAGTCGATTTGCTCCGTTAATGCTTTGCCATCCTCTGCGCTCAGCACCTCGTCTTTAATGGCATCAAGGTAATCGCTGGCCTGATCGCTCGACATTCCGCGCACCCAGTCTGTCCAGTCTGATTGGTTGCCGATCCGATCAACAAGGCGCGCACGGTACCACTGACTGACGCCCGCCCGCATTGGCCCATGCTGGTAATGTGTCGCCGGATACGGCACCATCGCCAGTAATAAGGGGTTAGCCTTGTCATCCGTTGTGGATCTTTGTATTTCCGTATAGGCCGTATCGCCTGAACCATCGGGGAAAGACCAGGTAAGATCGATATTCCATATTACATTGTTAGATGCGAGCAAATTCTCTGGCGTACCGGGGCGGCCCGCTTTTCCGGTGAGATGGGTAGTATCGGCATAGCCCCAGGGGGAAGAGCTTTCCTGGGCATTCAGGGCCCTTACGCGCACATCATAACTGCCGGAATAAATTCCCTGCACAGAGAAACCCTGGGCGCTGCTCACCGGAACGTTTATCCAGTCGCGATTATCCTTGCGCCACTGCGCCTGGTACCGGATAGCGCCATCCACCCTGTCCCAGGAAGCATTCATGGTGGCAACGGTGAGTCCCTGCTCAATGTGGTCGGTTTCGGTGAGGGTGATGTTTTTCGGTGCCGGCAGAACGCTTACCGGCGTGACGGTGACTGGCGCCGGGGTAATGCGCACACCGTCATCGATATAGCGGTATTTATTCGGGTCATGCTGAACTGCGGTGATCGTGAAACCACCGTTGCTGTCGTCGTTCGCCCGAATGGATGTTACACGAAAATACTGGATAGCAAGGTTGTCGCTGTCGATGGCCCACACTGCACCGGACTCAGGCGGCAGCCTGAAGGGGGTGGTGACCGTCACCGTCTGTTTGTCCGCGCTGATGGACGCGATTGTCCGCGTCTGCGCCTTGCCGTCCGGCAGGTTGACCACCAGGCGGTCGCCGGCAGCGTAGTCAGCAGGGCGATCAAGCGTGACATTACGCCCGCTCACCGCCCGGATACGCCCGCCGTTCTGCTTACCGGCACGGAACGGATCCGCGATACCGATAATTTCTGCGGGCAGGGGAATATAACCGTCCAGTCCCACGCCAAATGACACCGTTCCGTCGCGCGCATTAGACAGCAGCGCCCAGCGGCCCCGGCGGTGCGCCTCACTCTGGGATGTGCAGCCAATCGCCGTCATCGACATCTGGTTGACCTTGTACCGCTTCACCAGGTCGGAATCGTAGACACTCTCAACGGTGTCGCTGTAATGGTTCTGAGGGTCAGACCAGGATACCAGGGCAGACGAGTAGCGGTTTTTGTAGCTGCCGCCGCCGTAGGTAAACAACCCGTCGATCACGTTCGAGGCATGGTAGGTAAAATCAACCTCATCCTGCGGCACATCCGCGCGCACATAAATCTGGTCGTTGCCCCAGAAGGTGATCCCCCGGAATATCGCCGCTAGATCGCTGAGAACGGTGTAGGCGTCCTGCTGGCTCTGGATGTAGACGTTGCAGGTGAAGCGCGGCTCGGTACCACCCGCCCCGTTCGACACCTTCTGATCGCAGTACTGCGCAATCGCGTACAGCTCCCACTTATCGATCATGGCAGCATCGATGCGGGTGCCCATGCCGTAAATCTCATCCAGCACCAGATCGTAAAATACCCAGGCCGGGTTGTTGGTGTAGGCCATTTTGAAGCCACCGGACCAGGTGCCGCTGTAGGTGCGCGTAACCGGGTCGTAGGAGTCCGGGACACGTACCAGTTTGCCCTTCGGCCTGCAGGTCACCTTTGGGGCCCCGCTGGTAAACTGGCTGGCATCGACCTCGATATACAGCAGCGCCGTATTGGGATAGCGTAACTTGCTGTCGATCACCTCAGCGAACGAGAACACCTTGAAGGCGTTTATCAGTTTTGAGTTACCCACAGAATCAGGTGTGATACGGCGTACACGAACCGCCCAGCCGGTGGTGGCTGCTGGCAGGTCGATACGGTGATCGCGCTGATACTCACTGGTCGTCTTTCCGTCGAATTTACCGTTTACCACCGTCTGCCAGGCTGCGCCATCAGTAGAGAGATCTACAGCGTACTCAGTGACCGTGCCGACCATATCGCCGTTATCTTTATAGGTGTACTGCGCGGGCAGGCTCAATTTAATACGCACGGCATCCAGCATCAGGTTAGAGAACTGGCGTGTCCACGGTGCGGTGGTAGTGACTGTCACGTTTGCTGACAGCTCGTTATTGGTATCCGGCAGCCCCTGAATGTAGGTTTGGTCCTGAGTTCTCGGGCGAAAATCCCACTTCACACCAGTGAAGTTGAAGCTACCGTCATCGTTAGCCAGTGGCGTGTCGTTGAGAAAAATCTTCTGCGCGGTCAAATCACCCTGAATTTCACCTTCAGCAACGGCCACCAGCATTTTTAATTTCGCCGTCGACAACAGGTCATCCGGATCCTCAACGGGGGTATGCTGTTTGCCTCCACCGCCTTTTCGTCCCTGAATAAGGGCCTCATCTTCTAGATGTCGCATATTTCACCCATAAAAAAGCCACCCGTAGGTGGCCTGGAGTTGGTCAGTTTTTATTGCTGATCGCTGGAGAAAATACCTGCGTTAATTATCGGACCGCCGACCTCACGCTCTCCAAACAGTGGTGGGACCGGATACCCCATCGCCACGGTATTCACTGGTGCACCAAAGGCGTAGTTGGGTTTGTTGTCCGAGCTGGATGAAGCGCCGACATTGTATTTCGGCTGAGGGGTCAGCAGCTGAACAACGCCCCCCAGCATCATCGACAGGCCGAGGCCAGTCAGGGCTGTTGTTGTCGCGGTTGCAGCAGCCGTGCTCAGACCTATCGCCGTCAGTGAGGCGCCCGCGGTAAAATACGCAGCCACGAGAGCCACCGCCCCGATAACGATCTGCAGTACTCCGCCGCGCTTTGAGCCTTCAGTAATGGCTGAAATCCGGTAAACCGCACCGCCGCGGGTCATGTCGAACTCGTTGAGGCCGATGTTGTGTTTGTCATTGAAGAAAGCGAAGCGGATCCCCTGCATATGCCCTTCTGACAGGTAGCGTTTAAAGCCGGGAACCTGGCTGCACATGGCGCGCAGCATCTCGCGCAGATCCTCAACGTGAAATTGGTGTTCGCGCCCGAATTTTTTCGCCATGCGGCCTTCAAGAATCAGTGTTTTCAGCATTCATCAGCTCCCTGTGCCGGACCACACGAACGGTGCGGTCGCGGTAATATTTGCCGTACGGCACCCGGGCAGACAGGTTGCCGAAATTATGGTGCAGCATGATGTTTTCCTGGTGCTCGTGGTGACCGAGGTAAACAGCCGCGTGGTTGGTTACCTGCGCCTGTATGCGCATCATGATCATATCGCCGGGCCGCATATCAGCCGGGTCCACCTGGATAAAGCCTTCTGCCTCCCAGTTATCGTCGTAGCGATTTTCGCCCTGCTCCCACCACTCGTACGGTACCGAGTAATCACCCAGGGTAATACCGTGCTCACGCTGGAACCACTCACGGATCAGCGACCAGCAGTCAGCAAAGCCCAGCACCCAGCGCCGCCCGGCGTAGTCCCGGTCCTTACGTGGGGCCAGCGTGCAAAAATCACCGTCCGGCCAGCTCATGATGCCCCATTCCACCCCGGACCAGTCGCACTGCACCCTGTCCATTTCGGACGGCACAAGCTGCACCACGTCCGGGTGGGAGTGGATAACCATAATGATTTCGCCCTGTTCCGATGCTGCCAGCTGATCCTCCGGCGAGATCGTGAAGGCCTCAGTGGGCGTTGCTGAAATATTCCGGCACGGAAAGTACTGCTGCGCCCGCCCGGCCTGCACCACCACGCCGCAGGCCTCGTTCGGATATTCCGCGGCAACATGGGCGCGGATCGCATCCATCAGTTTTTTTCGCATGGTTATTTACCCTGAAGGTTTGCCGCCGGGAAGCCGCCAAACGGCAGCGGGTTACCCGTCCCGAACCGCGCTTCGCAGTCCTGCATCTGACCGCCGCACATATCCAGCGCCGGGTTATCCGTGGGGGTGCCGTCCTTAAGAAAATAGCGGTTCCCGTTGTAGTCGCACCCGGTGCCGGTGCGGTACCAGCCGCGCGTGCACCAGGTGCAGACCGGTGTGATCTGCCGGGTGGGCAGCTGCAGGTTCTGGATGTCAAAGGGTGAGCACAGTTCAAAGTCGACCTGCACCCGCGTTTCAGCGGTTTTGGCGTTGACGTAAAAAAGCTGCACACGCTCGTCCGCCGGACTGGCGTTCGGGTTGCCGGCTGTCCAGTTGGCCGCGTCGAGGTATTTCGCCAGCGTGGTGTGGATCTTCACCTTCGCCCTTGCCAGGTCGTCGTACTCGAGACACAGCGCCGTCACATAGTTGCCGACGTTCGACACGGAAAGCGTGGGTGTTGGCTGTGCTCCGGTACTGGACAGCTCCAGGCCTTTCAGCTCGTAAGGGTAAGGGTCGTACTGCTGACCCTGCCAGATAATGGCAGGCAGGTTGTCAGCCGCGAATGCAGCCCAGCCTCCAGTAGCAATATTGTGGGCATGGAAGCGCAAAATGGTATCCATGCCAAATTCGGTGCCGTCTATTTCGATCAGCTGGACTAACTGGCCCGGTTCCAGCTGCTGTATATCCTGCGTGAAACTCATATTCACCCCATAAAAAAACCGCCCGGAGGCGGTCAGTCGTTCTGGATTTGAAGATATTCAGGGAGCAAAGGACTGCTCGAACGTGAACGCTACTGTCGCTTTTATCCCGGAGGGGAACGAAACACTGAAGGAATCAGCCTTCATCCGGTAGAGCTTCTTCTCCCCCCAGGGGTTCGTCCACCAGAACGATTTAGTGATGTGCGACATAAGAAACGCACGCAGCACTGCGGCCTCGCTTCGTGTTCCCGTCCAGTCAAGATCCCAGACTTCAGACCTGTCATTGATCCCCATCCCGGCGACCTGTTTATACCCGTCGCCAAACTGGGCCTGAAGCGTACGGGCGCTTTCCGTTCCCCGGGCTGTTTTACGGGTGCGCCAGCTGAATGTGTCTGTCACTGCTATCTCCTTGGGTAAAGTACACCACCCGGCCCCATCTCCTTTTTAAGCCGGTCGGTGATGGTCTGCTGAACAATGCCCTGAAGCTGCCGCGCCGTTCCGATGGTGTCCGCCTGGCTGGACTCGCCACCCCCCTCCTGACTGATACTGACCGGCGCATAGACGCTGATCCCCCCCGTGGTCGCAGCGGGCATACTGCCGCCACCCACCAGTCCGCCGGACGCATAACCGCGCATCATGCTGTACAGATTCCCCACCCCGATCCGGCTGGTCGCCTCTTTGGTAAAAACGAACTCTCCGCGATGAACCACCCCGGCAGGTTCATATTTACCGCCCGATCCGGTATAGCCGCCTCCGGCAAATCCGATAGCCGAACTGACAGCGCCAACGATCCCTACTCCCGCCTGTTTAAGGGCAATTTGCGCCAGCATCGAAAGCGTTGAGCGGGTGAAGTCACCCCACTTTGCTTTACCGGTGGTAAGCATGTCGGCAAGATTTTGCGTCATTCCGTCAAAGGTGCTGGCAGCTACATTTTTCATCTGGCCGTACGCGTCACCCGCAGAATCGGCGTAATCAGCCCAGGCGGATTTCCCACCAGACAGCCAGTCACCGCGCACTTTATCCTGCTCCTGATAATATCCCTGTAGCGCCTGCAGCTCCTTCTGGTAGCCCTGATCTTTTTCAGACCCGCCGCCATTTTTCCAGCCCTGTAGTAACTGAGCCTCTTCATTGCGCCGCTGTGCCGCACGACTGCTCATCCCCGCGCTTTCCGCCAGCGCCCGGGTTTTCTCACCCATCTGGGTAACATATTTTTGCGATGTGTCCTGCAGACGGTTGAGGCGCTCCTGCGTAACGATCTGGTCACCCAGTTTTGCATTGATTTCAGCCTGAGCGAGCACCTTATCCTTGCTGGCGAGCAGGGACTTTTCATCTTCGGTCAGCGCCCGGGTTCTGGCAGCCTGTTCAAGGACCGTAAATCTGGCCTGCGCTTTCCATAATTGCTGGCGCTGCTGGCTAATCGTGTCATTGATATCACTGTGCTGACGCAATACCTCAAGCTGCGTCTGCAGCTCCAGTGTCTGCGCACTGGTGCTGTCGGTGAGTTTTGCGCCCCCTGGCGTCCTGCCTTTCGTCGGTTTTTTCAGGGAGTCCTCGTACTCCTTTTTGGCCGCCGCCATGTTGATGTTGTAATCCGCCTGCAGGATCCGGCCATCTTTCAGCGCCTTATTCAGCTCATTCTGTCGTGAGGTGTATTTCTCCAGCGCTGACTGCGTTTTAACGTAATTAGACTGCGCCTGTGCAGCATATTTCTGACGATCAGATTCCGCTACCGCTTCGCGGGAGGCATTCGCCTCATTCGCTTTGGAAATCCCCGCCTGCTGTTGCGCCATGTCCAGCGCCAGCCTGGCCGTTTCGCGGTCATTCCAGAACCGCGCACGTGCTTCATCATTTACATAACGGTCATCCTTTCGCAGGTTCCAGATTTCATCGGCCTTTTTGAAAGCGGCTTCTGCTTTTGCCACCATTTCCTGCGCGGTATCGGGCCGACCGACATCAAGCGCCGCATCCCACATCGACTTGAAAGCGCGTTTCAGCGTATCGGCAGCAGTTTCAATCGACCCCATATTGTCGCGGATGGATTTGGTCTGATCGTTGAATCCGGCGGTGGCCGCGTCGTTTGCCGCCTTCAGTGCCCCGGCTTCATCACCGGCACGCTGCAGCTGGGCAACATGTGCTATCTGCTCGGCGGTGACGTTGTGAAATTGCTGGGCCATTGCAATGAGCCCGGATGTCGGGTCAGTTGTCAGCTTGCCATACGCAGCAGCAACCTTATCGACTGGTACACCCGATGCTTCGGTGAAGCGGGCAACGGCCTGGCTCATGTCGTCAAAATGGGCACCGGCACGCACGCCAGCGTTGATCAGCTCCGTCAGTGCCTTGCTCGTCTGATTAAACGTAAGACCGGCGGACTGACCGCTTCGCGCCAGCGTGAGCATCCGATCGGCAGTCAGCCCCGAAGCGTTACCGGAGAGCACCAGTGTTTTGTTGAAATCAGAGAGTGTGGACGACCCGGCATACCAGGTATACAACAGCGCCCCCGTCGCTGAAGAGAGCGCCCCAATACCAAGCATAACCGGCGAGATAGATCCCAACAGTGCACGAAATGTTGGAATAACCCCGCCAAAGGAGTCTTTAACCTGTCCGCCCTGCTGGAGAAGGATCAGCCACGGGCTCTGGCCGCCCGCCAGCTGCGTGGCGATATCGGTGAACTGCGCCGGGAGCATGCGCATCGCCGCGTTATACTGACCGACAGAGATGCCTGCCTTGCGGGCAGCGCTCTCCTGACGGCTGAATGACTGCTGGATCCGCAAAGCAGAATCATTCGCCGCGTCTCCCGTTTGCCTGAATTCTTTTTTGACGTAGTTGATCTGCTCGTTAAATTTCGTCGAGTTGACGTCAAGATTAACGACCAGATCACCGACTGCCGTCTGGGCCATAGCGTATACCTCCAGAAATACCTTCCGCCTTCGCCATCAGCGCATCGTCGTCCGGCTCTGCTACATCAACGGGTTCAGATACAGGTGAAAGAATGCTGAAACTGTCCGGAGATAATTCCGGGTCGGCAAAAAACAGGGTTGAAATGGTGTAGAGCAGGCCGGAGAAATGGGCGTCCAGCTGCGCATCATGAAAGAAATTATCCTGGTAGAAGATTTTCCAGTCGCCATACTCCGTAGAGGACATGCCAGCAAGCATGGCGCGCCAGTCAGGGCGACCGAACTCACGCGCCAGTTTCAGGACAAACGTCAGCTCACTGGCGAGGGCTTTTCCGCCGTAACAGGCTCTGCAGGTTCGCCGATGCCAACCTGCGGATCCTCCAGCTGCGGTTCAATCATGCCGGAGAGAAGTTTCACCTTAAAATCCGCTTCAGCAATAAGCTCCGTCGGCCAGGTCTGCAGGACTTCATCCTGAATTTTCGTCACTTCCGCTGACGCGCCCTCAGGAAGCGTACCTTTCAACGTATGACCATGCCAGAGCGACAACGCCACCAGGTAAGCACCATTTTTCACAGTGAGGGTGATAGCGGTCTGGATATCACCTTCTTCAACCGCCTCCAGCTCTTTCAGGTATTCGAGGTGTTCAATGCGCTGCAGCGCGGACAGCTGGTACAGCGTCACGCTGCTGCCGTTATGCTCGAGCAGTTCAGTTTTAAGAAACATATTCACTCCGGAGTACGGGGCTCACGCCCCGGGATTCAGGAAACGGTCACCTTGCAGATTGCCGCAAAGTTACCGCTATTGGTCATGACAATAATTTCAACGGTGCCCGCCGCCACGCCGGTGACGGTCAGCGTTGAACCATTGACCGTCACTGTTGCTTTCGACGGATCAGACGTCGCGAAGCGGAAGGAAGCATCTGAAGCGCTGGCTGGCAGGACCGTCACTGCCAGTTGCGTGGTCGCACCGACAGCAACCGCTGCAGTGGATTTATCCAGGCTGATACCCGTCACGCCAATTACCGCAGTACCGCTGTCTTCTGCCAGGGATGGTTTGCCGTTATTGGTGATTTTTACCGTTCGGGTCATCACCTCTTTAGCCGTAACCGTCTTCCCAAGGCTACTTATCCAGCCTTTGAAAACATCGACGGCACCATTCGGGTACTTAATTTTGTACCCCTTTACTGTACCGTCATCGAACCAGTTCACCAGGTCCTGCTGACCGCTTTCACCCGGCAGCCAGGCGAGGGTAAAGCTGGTGTCTCCGGCAGACTTTTGACCCTGCATGGTAGAGGTCCAGTCAGCGTTGTTGTCATCGATATAAGTGTCGTCCTCTGACTCGGCGGTGAGCTCGCCTGGTTGCAGATCCTTAATCTTTGCCAGACGCAGCCAGCCAACATCCGAAACCGGATTGGCATAAGGCTCACCACTTCCGGTGTAAATCCAGAGGGTGGTGCCGGCCCCTTTCGTCGGTGCCAGCGGGTTAGGTGTGGTCATAACGTCCTCACATTTCGTAGATGATGGAATATTTCAGATCGGCTGAACTCCAGAGTCCGATATCATCATCGCGCTGGTAGTCATAGCCCTGCTGCACCATGTTGGTGATAAGGGATGCAAGCCCCGGGATCTCCGCCAGAACCGGGTAAACACGCGCTTCCATCCATTCATCCAGCTCCGAATCAGGCACCTGGGCAGGAAGAAAGACTTCAACATGGAGAGTGGCCTGCCAGACATCGGCATCCAGGTCTTCCCCGGTGTACTCCGCGTCGGTGAGATAAACGGCGACGGCCGGGAAATCTCCCTCTTCGAGCACTGCTGGTCTGCCGTCAAAATAAATGGCGTCAGTACCCATCGCGCTTTCCAGCGCGTCAAGAATCAACTGTCGGATATCACTGTGTTTCATTTTGTCAGAATCAACCTGAGTTGGTTTGTAAGGGATGCCCGGAGCTCTTTGGGCATATCCGAGTCCATGAGCTTCGGCAGCTCAGCTTTAAATGCTGTGGTTAAAGGAGCTGCCAGAGGAATGCTGACCACTTCGATCGGATAACGGGGCTTTGCTGTTCGCCTCATGACGTGCCAGCGACCGTTTTTAAGCTGCTGAATGAATCCGCCCGGGAAACGGAACGGTCCTATGCGCAGCACGCTGTTGGCCCCTTTCTTATCCCGTTTTCTGCGGGAAAGGCGCACGCTGGCGGTACCCAGTTTTATGGCCGGTAAATTGCCACGGTTTACACGGATAAGCGCGCGGGGTTTATTAACCGTCGCACGTCTCAGCCTGGCGCGTTGCTTTACCAGTTTTCGCGGTACGCGGGTATCTTTCGACACGACTGCCACGCTGCGGCTGACGGCCCGGTTTGCCACACGGTTAACAGCCTGTGCTGACGCGCGCGGAACCGCAGTTTTGCTGATGCTGTTGAGGTTCTCTATCGCCTGCTCAAGACCTTTAATGGACATGCAGCCTCCTTAACGGCGGCGGGTACCGGCGGGCGGGCTCCCGTTACCCAGCCAGATATGACAGGATCCACAATCGTCAGGGCCAATTCGCTCAACCCAGAAAGCCCGCCCATTAATCATCAGGGTGTCCATGCGTTCCAGCTGCTGAACAGTGGCGGTTTCCACAAACAGGGTCGGACTGGTACCTTCAACCCGAATCCCCACACCGGCATAACCAATATTCTCTGGATCATCGAAAACGCCTATCAGGGTGACACCTGACAAAGCGCCTGACATCACCTTTGCCTCTGCGCCCATCACACTGCGGATAGCACCATCCGCTCGCGACATGGCCTCGTCAAAGAGATTATCGAAATCAGCCATGCGGTCCTCTTCAGACTTCTCTGACCAGCCCCTTTGCGATCAGCTCGTCTGCATCCTGTTCGGATACGCGAATGATCACGCCGGGCTCAACGATGGACACCGGTTCGTTACGCGTGGCATGCAGCGCGTCAATATGCAGGGTTGCCAGCGTTTCTACTGTTACCCGGTCATCGGTTGTGGTCGCTTTCGTTTTTTCTTTCGCCGCGTCAGCAATATCACCGTCGGTGCTGCCGGTGCTGCCGGTGCTGCCGGTGCTGCCGGTGCTGCCGGAAGCATTCTCCTCTCCATTTTCACCGTCAACCGAACCGGCATCTCCATCCAGCTCCTCTTCAAGCTCAGCAATACGCATCGACAGCTCCTGGATGGTGCCGCTGGTATTCACGTCACGGCCCAGCATTTTGCCCAGCTCTTTCAGCCGGGCGATGAGTGTCTCTTTTTCAGTCATGGAAGCTACTCCGAAAAATTGGCCCCGAAGGGCCACCGGGTGGAAGTTACGCGAGTTTGACGGACACAAACTCGTCCGCGTCTGCCAGCAGCATCAGCGGCGCGGACTGGATCATGGTGAATTCACGGGCCGGGTCACCGGTCTGCACCCAGTTTTTTGGATAGCGTGCAGAGGCGTTAATGCCCTCGCGTTGCGCGTCCACATCCTGGATACAGCCATAGGTCCGCAGACCGCGCGCCTGTGTGTTGCCCAGTACCATGGTGTTATCCGGCAGGTAATTCTTCTGTACACCGCCTTCAACGTACTGTCCGGCATACACGACGATTGCCACATCGCCGTACATACCCTTGTAGGAAACCGCCTGACCGAGATCCTTGAGTGCGGTTTCCAGCTCAGAGTTAGAGCCGCGGCGGGTATCCAGCTTGTCTTTGACAGCCTTAAAGGAGCGGAACAGTGACCAGCCCTTTGGATCGAACACGATGATGTTGACCACGCCACTGGCATTCACCGCATACGTCTCGATGTCATCGGTCGGATCATAGGTTTCTTTGTCCCGGCTGGACCACGCTGCAGCACCCGCCTGAACAATGTTGTTTCTGGCGCTGCGCTGCATATCCACCTCCACCGGCTCGAATGCCTCCCCGGTCATGGTATATTTACCGCTGAGCACGGCGGATACGGCCTGCATTTCTTCTACCTGCGCAATCGCCAGCTCTTCATCTTTCATGTTCTGCAGAATGATGCGGCGGCGGCGATAAGCAGGATCAGCCAGGTTCTGTGGATCTTCATCCGGCAGGCGACGCAGGGTCATCTGCGGGTTTACTTCGTGCTTTGGCTACATGAGTCAAGTCAGAAGCTATGCGATTGACTGTGAAAGGAAAAAGCAATATTGATTATGGTTAACTAACTTAGTTGCAATACAGTCTGCAATACACAGAAGAATCTACCCCTTTTGAATGCTTCGGAGTAAGCCACAGTGAACAAAACAGAGATGCATATGAAATCCGAACAAAAGATACAAAATCTGATTAAGAGTGAACTGCTCAAGACCTACCTTATACATTCATTTCCATATTGTGAGTTCACCTCAATATCTTTCACAGACATAGCAAGCGAATTAAACAAAAGAAAGATCCCTTTTAAAACCAATAGTTCTCAATGTGCATTAATCTTTCTTCATGCAATTAATTACTATTTCGAAAAAATGAAGGAGGTTGATACTGGTGAACACGTCTTCTATTTATATAATATGTCCAAAAGTAATCTAGATGAATTAATCACCTTCACTTTAGATGCATTTAAAAACACCCCTACACATTTATCGATTACTTTCAAACTGCATAATCTAATCTTACCCGCATGTTCTAACCATGAAGGGATCACAATCTCCTCTGGAGAAGAAGTAGATTCTTTTGGCTTATTTTCAACGAGCACAAAGGAGTTCACCTGTATAAATTTTGAAGGTAAAGGTTTTTACTCTCCCTTTTCGAAAAATGACATCTTGAGAGAATATATACAAAAATTAAACATATTCTTTTACTTCATGATGATGGAAAAGGCAATCAACTTGCAGGAACAACACAAACTTAACCCTCCTCTTATGAATGGATTAGGACTTTTCAACGCAACTGATGCGCATATGATAACTAAGTACTCTGCACAGATTGTTGATAAAACTTATCCTCTGATGCCCTACTCTGAAGTTTTACCAATCAGTTTATCCAGGTTTATAAGCCGCCTTGAGATAAACTCAACTTTAGAAAAAACTCTTAATGAACATATCGAGGTAATAACACAAAAAACCAGTCAACTCTATAGTGATTCTTCTAATGAAGCTAGACGTATAAAAATGGCAATTGACTGGTATATAACTTCGTATGCTAATGAAGATTCAGTAATGGCATTTCTTCAATTATGCATGGGTTTAGAAGCTATATTTGGAGACGACCAAGATCAAGGTGGACTTACAAAGACCTTAGGTGACCGTTGCGCTTATCTTATTGGAAAAAATATAAAGCAAAGAAGGAATATTAAAGATGCTTTTAACAAGATTTACACAATCAGATCAAAGATCGTACATGGCGTTATAAACAAGATCGAGCATGAAGATAGCCATATGCTTAACTATGCCAGAGGGCTTTTGAAAACCGCTTTAGGAAAAGAGATTGCGAATTTAAACAACTAAATCGCCCCTCACCTTAGCCTTCTAAGGTGAGGTATTTACTCTTCACTTCTGATTTTCTTCGATATGCCGTTCAGCCAACTCAGGGATGATGGTTGTTAATATTCTGAATACTTCACGTGTCGGCCCTATAACTTTCTGATACCCATTCCAAATAATTTAGCCATTGACACGCTCAGTTTGATGGTCGTCATTACTTCGTTTATTTGCATTTATCTGGTTAAGTCGACACGAGTTACCTTTCTCTTTTTCCGGCGACGAATTGAGGTTTTCATCCCAGCCATCAAGCCTTTCACATAAGCAATTTCTTTCACTACCGTCGCCTCAGTATGAATCGCCACGGGTTTAACAGACACCTCAGAGTCATTTAAGATGACTTAAAGAGAGGTGCCCATGAGCGGTAAGCGTTATCCCGAAGAGTTTAAAATTGA